CCCAATGATTTTATTCTCGGCTAAAAATATTTTATTGATGTCCCACATAGTACCGTCTGGAGTTTCAACTGAAACTCTGGCTTCTTTAGAAGCTGTACTACCTGCATTAAAATGCTTAATGATTTTTTCTAATTCTTGTGACTTTAACATACTTCAATCCATTTTCCTTTATACACAAATTTTCGTTTTTGAATCGGATAACCATTATCGCGACACCATCGATCAGCGTATTTCTCAATCAATTTGGATTCCAATCTCGCTCCACCCCAACTAAGGCTACCTCTTCTTTTTAAAGTTCTAGAGACCACCCGCTTTTCTAAATCTATCTAATTGATCTTCCACTTGATGAGCCAACTTCTTATTATCTTCTTCGAGTTCTGTCAAGTTGGTTTGTAATTTTGCATTATATCTTTGGTGACTGTCATTAATCTCTAGTGCCACAGCCAGAGACTTATCAAGTTCAACAACTCTTTCCTTTAAAGCTTTCATCTCAGGACTTGTATTGCCTATTCCTTTAATGATAATTAATTCTCCTTCAGCCTCTTGTGCTCGTTTTTTTAATTCTTTATTCTCAGTTTGAAGCTCACGATAAGCTACTTCATCCATGGTATCTAGTATTCTTTCATTATTCATACTTGACTTGTACTTGAATTTACTGTAAAAGTCAAGCTTGGTCTTGTTTGGATGGACTCCACCACACGAAGTTCAAACAAGGCCTTTTTGTGGTCACTCAGGGCTAAATCCTTTGATGACCACTTTTAGTTTATAAGGATAACTAAATATGGGTGTACCCAAAAGACTCACAGATCAACAACAAAGATTTTCAGAATTATATGTCTACAATGAAGGACGCATGACTCCTTACGAATGTGCTAAGGAGGCTGGATATGCTGCAGACTCAGCGCGGGTACGAGCTAGTGAATTACGCAACCCAAAGAGATATCCTTTAGTAGTTAAATTTATAGGGGAATTAAGAGAGGAAGTACAAAATAAGTATGAAGTTACATTCGAAAAACATATCAAAGAACTTGCAAGACTTAGAGAAGAAGCTCTCAAAAAAGGTAGCTTCTCATCAGCTGTTAACGCAGAAGTCTCTAGAGGAAAAGCTGCGGGTCTCTACATTGAACAAAAAATTATTAAAACTGGGAAACTGGAAGATATGAGTGAACAAGAATTAGAAAACAGAATGAAAGAAATTGTAGAACAGTACAGTCCGATACTAGACGCGAAACCTCTTGAGCAACTTAAGAGAGAAGTTAAAGCCGGTCCTAAAAAGATCTCGACTAAACTCCCAGATACAACCTACGAAGAGAAAAGCGACGTAAAAGATAAAGAGCACAATGAAAACGGGGATTACCAAAAAGTTGTAGATAATATTACCCATTAGATCCTTTTAATGGATTGAATCACAGACGTGGGAATTATAGTAGTATTACCAACATCTTCAAATGTTTCTTTGCCTTTTGTTTTTATAAAGTCACAAAAAATTCTTGTAATACCCTTCTTTTGACTTAGTAAATAGCCTTTAGATACACAGATAGGTAAATCAGATTTATTTAAAGACCTAGTATTAGACCAACCAGAGTCCCCTTCAATGTCTGCCCACTCTATTTCTACAAATGGGTACTTAGATATGTCATTCCCTAACGCTTTAGTGTCAAGTGGAATCACCTTCTTGTTTTTGATTCTTCTCTTTGTTCGTTTCTTGGATTTTCTTTTCTGGGGCATCCATCCTTATAACACACTTTCCCCTCTATAAGGTATTTCTAATCCAAAAAAAGTTTTGCTACAAGGCGAAAAAAAAGTGATGGAACGGTGGAACTTTTTAGCTTTGGACTCAAAAAACCCTATATAGCAAAGGTTCTAGGTCAAAAAAAAGTTCCATGACGGGTTCCATGGTCCGTGAGCCATGGAACTTTTTCCATGAAAAGCCACATTTAGGCCACATTTCGGCCATGATACTGACTCAATCTCTCAAGAAACTTGTGTCTCCACCCACGCATCTCGGACCCTGAAAACCTGAATTCCTGGAAATATAGGTCCTCCGTACAGATCATTATGATACCTTGCTCAATATTACTACGATGCACGTAATCGTGGGCCATCGCGTACGCAGCAATTTGTAAGAAATAGTCATCTATCCAGTCCTTATTCTTGGCCCGGTTTGCTTGTTTAAAATCTATAATCGTATCCATATCGTTATGGCTACAAACTAAATCAGTACTACCCGCATACAGCCCGGGGTAGTGAAGGGTTACTTCCGATCCATAATATTCCGTAATGGGTGTAAGACCAATATCAATAATTTTTTGAGCCATCGGACGCGCCTCTTTCCCAATAGCGCTGAGGTCATCATACCCGATTCCTGTGATGTGGGTCTCCAAAAACTTATGCATGGATGTCCCCCGTTTACTACTATGATTCTTGATGGCTTCTGCTTTTTCATGTCCGACTTTATTTTTCCACTTGGTTAGATAACTCTGATCCTTTGTTTTTGCAAGGATTGTTGTTACCGAAGGTAACTTTTCATCACCGAAGTCATAGGTCCGTGAGCCGTGGTGCTCGTACCTTTGGCCACTGACATATTTAAATTTATTATTTTTTTTCATGCAATGTTTACTTCTGCTTCGGTTTCAATCCAGACTCTTGCGCCACAGCTCAATGGTTTATCGGGACTGTATATGATTTTACTAGGTCCCAGGATCTCCACTTCATGACCATAGGTATTAGACTTACTCGTCTTTACCGTGATCACGGGCTTATTGGTTCCGTGTTTCTTGTTGTAACGGATATAGTGCATGTTAACGTGGATTCTTTTTTTCACTCATCTTTCTTTGAATTATATTCTCGACCAGGTCACCATACCTCTTTTTACTCTGTCCTTGAAACACTGACTTAATAATGTCCTGCCTCAGCTTTGGAAGCTGATTCAGTCTAAGCTGGTCTAAGTCGTTGTAAGATTTATCAGGAAATTCTGTTGCTAGTTCATGTAGTGATTTTATCATTTTTTATATCCCAATCCTGTGTGTCTGTTTCCGTATAATTTTTGCCATGACCAAGCATTTAATTTACCAGACCAATGATATATTAATAAAGCTATTTGTTTCATCATTTTTTATGTATGTCCCAATTAAATTTTCTGGTTAGTTTATAATCTTCTAAGTTTACCACATTCTCTTTATCAACACCATCATAACTTTCGTAATGATCAATGATCTGTTCTATCTTATGTAGTTTAGTTTTAGAATAAGGCCAGATAGCAATAGCTACCTGTAAAGCGTCTCGATGAGAAACTCTCCAACGCCATTGTCTCTTATAGCCTTTCTTAACTTTACGTTCACCAAAGGAACCACAGTTAAAGAACTCATGACACCATTTAATCGTATCCCTATCGGTCATGGCTATTTCCATTCTAACTACCCAGACCTTGTGAACTGGTTTTCCGGGTCGCTTATGTTTCATCTGGTCCATTCTTTTATAGTAAACAGATCCTTCTCCATCAAACAGTCCAGCAAAATAAGCTACATCATTTTCGTGCATAATACGTGGTGACTCTCCCTTCTTTATCCCTCTTTCTATCCGGCCAGTGAAGATCTAAAACTAATAGTTTAGGATTACTAAAAGATCCATGGGCAATTCTAATCTGGTGTCCATCAGGCAGGTCCTCAGTCCAGTACCGAATGTAATTTTTTATTATTATTTTTTTCTCTCGAGGCATATTTTATTTTCCGCTGCTCCAATAGTTTTAAAACCAAAGGAGGTTAAACTATGGGCTATTTGATCCATAGAGTATTTAGTGTAGTCATCGAATATAAATCTCGTGCCTTCTCTACTTCTGTGAGCAAACCAGATGGCCTCGGTCATGACATCTTTTGTCATGTGTGGACCATCAAAGAATACTAAATCAAACGGTCCTATGCCAGGGTGTTTGTTCATGAATTCGGTATCGGTCATGTTATGAAACTTAAATTCAGGATAATCTTTAAAATCTATTTCCATCTGGTTACGCATCTCGTCCGTGTAGTCAGCGCGAACAGGGAAATCTACAGTATCTTTTGTACCGGTATCATAGTGTTGATATTTTAAATTACCATAAGGATCGATTGCTATATGTTTATAGAGGGCTTCAGGAAGTTTTTTCTTTATTCCATCCATAATGATTTTAGATCCGAGTCCTTCACGAACTCCAATCTCACACGTAAGAATCTCTGTGGGTGAGTCACTATAAATTGGAAGAGTTTTAACCCACTCCGCTAGTTTGTCATACTCTAGACCATCACCTCTAATCATTCTTTCCTTTAGTTAATGCATCATAGGCATGCATCTTAATATCTTTCTCAGTCTTAATAACAGTTAAAAAATCTATACCACTATATGCTTTTGCATAAGCATTGTTACTTGCAGCAATTCCTGCACCAGAACTTAACACAGCAAACTCAGTGCAAGAACTTGTAAGTATTGCGATCAC